ATCCCAGACCGACCGGGGCCTGGACGATAGGCACCAGCGCCGGACCCAGGAGAAGGACCGCGGCAACGATCGCGCCCATGCCCCGGCCTGCGTCCTGACCGGACTTGGCAATCTTCTTGTTGCCCGCGTCGACCTTGTCCTCGGACGCAGCAACAGCGGCCAGCTTGGCTTCCGCAACAGCAGTGTCGGCCTTCACCTTGACGTCGATGGGATCCCGGAAGTCGAGCTTGTTGGCCGCCGCCATGATGGCCGCGATTTTCTCATCAGCGACGGCCGTGTCGGCCTTCACCTTGACGTCGACGTCCTTGCCGTCGAGCTTGTCAGCCCTGGCTTGAGCGCTAGCCATCCCCTTGTCGAAGTCGCCCATGTCGAGCCTGAGGTACGCCACAAGTTCACCGACGTTTAGTGCCATCGCCGCACCCCCTCGGTTTTAGGTCTGTTGGAAGTGCCTGCCAAGACGGGAGCCGGGCACGGGAAGCATCGACCCGTCAGCGAGCGGCAGAAACTGCAGTCGGGCGTCGAGCAGGCCCAGGATGCGGACCCGCAACCAGCGCCACGACCGGGATGCCATCAGCACCGGGTCGCCGACGTCGATACCCCGGTCAGCCAGGTCGCACTCGATCAGCGACCACTGGTCCAGGAGGGCGCCCCAGGTCAGGCTTTGCTGGCCTTGGGGGCTTTCCGGTGACCCGTCGTCGATCCAGCGCGCGAGGCCGGCGGCGTTGCGGACTTCGCCGGGGTCAGTTTCTTCGCGCCCCGGCGTTCCGCCCTGTTCGCCGGGGCCGGGGTTCCCCCCGACAGCTTCAACCCCGCCGCCGCATCCTCACCCATCGCGAAGAAAATGAACAGGTAGCGGTTCAGGCGCTGAATCCTCACCCACGAGACCCCATCCGCGGTGAGCTCGTCGAGGGTTGCGCCCATGACGTCCCGCATCAGGTCGCGTTCCTGGTTGTCGTCCAGCTCGAGCGCTGCTGCCTGCGCGCCAATGTCACCGCCGAGGCGTGCCCTGACGGCCAGGTCAGCCAGAGAGGCCAGGGACAGGCCCGTCTTGGCGTCCGGGGATGCGAACCGGTAGGTCTTGCCGTCCGGGTAGGTCGTGGAGATGATGCCGGGGATCTCGACAGAGTCGTCGTCGAGGTAACCAGCGAGGTCCAATCTGGACATGGCTGTTTCCTTCGGTAGTCGGCTGTTGTGGCTGTTGGGTGACGCGGGCGACCACAGCCGAAGCCGCCCGCGTCACGACTAGTTATCAGACGTAGGTGTAGCTGCCACCCGTGGTCGATGGGCCCGTGGCGTTCGTCACGACGATGGACACCGCACCCGCGACGTGAGCCGGAGCGGTCGCGACGATCGTGTCGTCGTTGACGACCACCCAGGAGGTTGCGTTGGTCGCGCCGAACTTGACGCCCGTGGTGGCGACGGTCCCGGTGAAGCCGGTACCGAGGATCTCCACCATGGTTCCGCCAGCAGCAGGGCCGGTGATCGGGGAGAACGAGTAGATGACAGGCACGGAGGCGACCGTGTCCGGGTGGGTGATGATGGTCCGCTTGCCCTGCCCGGTGAGCGTCACCGTCACTGAATCGATGGCCGACATGGCGCCACCGTCTGGGGACCACTCGACAGCGGCCGTACCCTGGTACGCCTCGATGCGGGGACCGCCCGGCTCCATCTCGTAGAACCGGACCCCGATGGAGTTCAGCAGCCCGATGTTCTCCGCCTTCAGGCGCAGCGCCTCCTGGCCGGGGTCATAGGAGGTGGGGTCAGAGGCCAGCGACTTGCGATCGATGCCGAAGACTGCCGACCACGCGCGGGCGGTCACCGTGGACGACATGTCGCCGCCGGAGTCGAAGTCCGAGGTGTCCACCATCGTCGGCTTCAGGGCCGGCTGGAACTTCGTGACGCCGAACACGCCGATCCAGACGGGCGCGGCGTCCGTGCCGGTGTTGACGTCCAGGTACCACTTGCGGACCGTGGTGGCCGCACCAAGCTGGACCTTCGTTGTAGCTACCATGATGTTTCTCCTTCTAGACGGTCATGTGGGTTACGAGCGGTTGGCGCTGGGGCGCCAGACGGTGGCGTAGTAGTTCGAGGACCTCATCCACCGGTTGTTGGCGTCCTGGCCGAGAGAGGCCCCGGAGCGGCGCACCAGGGACACGACGTGAATACCGCCGGTCAGGGTCACGCTTTCGAGGCCGTGGAGGACGTTGAAGATGGCGCCGTCGAGGTCCTTGACGGGCCGCGGATCCTGGCCACCCAACCGGGTGCGGACCTGCACGCCGATGACGGAGTCAGACAGGGTGGGGTCGTCGGACACGACGTAGTCGGTCAGGGTGATGACCTGATCCGGTGACTGCGGAACCACGTCGAACGTGATCCCCGTCTCAGCGGCCGTATAGATGCCGGTGTCGCGCCATGTTCCGAGGTTGGCGGAGGCCAGGAGCTGCGCGACGGCCAGTCAGGAGGTCCGTCTCGAAGCCGCTCATGTTCCCAGCGCCCTCCGGATCTCGTCGCCCATCGCGTCAATCGCCTCAGCGGTCTGCTCGACCATGGCCCGCTCGAGGAACTTCGCGGAGCCGCCCGTGGGGTGATGGAACTCCATGCCCTCGTGCTGATAGATCGCGTACGGCCCGTCGTAGCTGACTGACACGACCGGCAGGTAGCTGCTGCCCGTCCTGTTGACCCGGCCGGACTCGGCGAGGGTGACACCGCCGAGAGTGTCGGGGCGGCCAGCCAGAGGCACGAGCTCCTGCGAACGGTCCAGGATGACCTGCCCGCCTGCGGCCAGGGCGTCCTCGACGTGGTCGCGGACCTTGGCGGTAATGGCCGCGAGATCGATGCCCATCAGACCAGGTCCGCTTCGATGTGGTCAGGCAGCCCGAGCGAGCCACCATCGCGGCGACGAATCGCCGAGACCCACGCCACCCGCCCGTTGACCGTGACCCGAGAACCAGCGACGAGCTTGTCGGCGTCGGTCAGGGCGGCGTAGAAGATCGACTTCTGCTCCAACTGCTCACTCGTGCCCGTGCGGACCAGGACCACGCCGTCATCGAGGAAGCCCTTCACGTCCACCGAGGTCGCGTAGGTGTCTCCGTAGGCACCGGCGCCCGTGAAGGTCTCCACGGAAGCCGTGTGGACGAAGAACGCCGAGAGGGCGCTCACCACTGACCGCCGTAGACCTGCTGACCGAGCGAGTGCCGGTTGCGGTAGTAGTCGTAGTCCCAAGGCGGCAGACCCTGCCCGGGAGCCAGGACGCCCACGGTGATGACGCCGGTGGTGACGGTCCCGGTGAGGTTCCCACCGTTCGCCACGAGCGGCGGGACCGGCACGGTTGCCAGCGTGCCGGTGAAGGTGATGATGTAGGCGCCCGTCACGGACACGTTGCCAACACTGATGACCCCAAGGGCCTCCAGCGCAGCCTGCACCGCACCGGCGGTCGCGTTCCATGCGATGGGGGCTGTGATCGCCCCGGCGAAGTTGAGGGTGTACGTGCCCGCGGTTGCGGTCACGGTCACGGACAGCACAGCACTGGCACCGACAGGCAGCACGGACGTGGAGAACCCGCCGCCGCGACCGGCGAGACGACGCAGGGTCGTCTTGTCCGAGCGGGACAGGTAGAGGCCGCCGACGCCCTGGCTGGTGCCGGGGGTGCCGTAGCCGATGTGCGCGGTCCCGAGCGCCACGTTGTTGGCGGACGTGACGTTGACGTACTGCCGCGCCGCCACGGCCAGGATGATGCCCAGCGCTGTGGCACCGATCGGGGACCAGATGGTCTCGCAGAGGTCCTGCGCGAGCAGAAGGCTCTGTGTGGCCCGGACCGTGTCGATGGCCGGGTCGCCCAGGTACGTGCCGAGATCGGCGGGCACTGCGATGGGTGTGCTCATGTGCTCGCCTCTCTCGGCTTGTAACTAGGCGGTCAGGACGCGGGGGCGGGATCGACGGGGGCCTCGGCGGGAGCGTCGACCTCGGTGATGCCGTAGTCGTTGACGGCGCGGACACGGGCAGCGATCGCCTCGTCGTCCGTGCTGAACGTGTACGTCCTCACGCCTTCGACAGTGTCCAGGGAACGGTCATGCTCGAACTTGGCCCACACGATGTACGGGCCGGGCTCGCCGCCCTCTTTCTTCGGCGCCGCCTGCTCGCCGAACTCGACGCCATGCGTTGCTGTGAACTTGGCCATAAGAAACCCCTTTGCGTGGAAGTGGATGGGAGTGCCGTGGGGGCACCTTGCGATGCCCCCACGGTCAGTCGCTCAGGATCAGAGGAGATCCTTGATGAGCGCGTGGTAAAGCTCCGGGCCGTACTCCAGCCCGATCTCGCCGTACAGCTGGAACTTGCGGGCCGCACCGACACGCGCCAGCTCCTCGGTGAAGAGCAGCCCCTTGCCGGGGATGTTCAGGAACACCGGGTAGAGGACCGACAGGTCGAGGATGGCGATCTGGTTGGCCGGCATCCAGCGGTCGAGCATGACGCCGAAGGTCCCGAAGTCGGTGACCAGCGTGTCGACGGCCAGGCCGCCGATGGTGCGGTCACGGGTGACCTGGTTCAGCGCCGGGATGGCGTAGGCGTTGGTCAGTGCGACCTTCTGAGCCGCGCTGCACACGAACACGGTGCTCGCCTGGGGAAGCTTCGCCCCGTTGGTGAACGCCGTCTGGAGGGTCGCGTCGATGATCGCCTTCGACAGCGCACGGTTGACGCCGGCGTTCGCGTTGACGTTGGACGTGATCGCGCTCAGGATGCCGCGCGTCTTGCGAGGCGTGACGTTGTCCGCAGGCTTGGCGTAGACGCCGTTCAGGAACGACTGCTCCACGTCGACAGCCATGGACTCGAGCTCGGCCATCGTCTGCACGGTGAGCTCGTCGAGGATCAGGTCGTCGTACTGCGGGGCGATGTTCGCGCCAGCGAAGTTGCCCTGAGCCGCGAGCCGCGTGTAGCTGATCTCGATCGCCGAGTGGTGGATCTCCACCACGTTGGTGACGTTGGACCGCGCGCGCTCCGTACCTGCGGGAGCGTTCGCACCCTCAAGCGCGACGTTGTTCGTGGTCGAGGTGCGACGGTCGATCGTCTGCCACTCAAACTGGGTGGCGGTCGTCGACTTGGCGCCGGAGAGTCCGCCGATGGCCGACAGGAGCGGCGTCTCGGTGGGGGTGACGGTGAAGAGCTCACCGTGATAGTTCGGGAGGGTGAATGTCGTGCCCTGCCCAGCAACTGCAGCCATGATTGGCTCCTATTCGGGGTAGTAACTGGGCTGGGCGGGTGCCGTGCCTCAGTTGTGGTCGAGTGCCATCGCGGCCTTGAGCCGGATGGTTGCCTTCGTGTCGCCCGCCTTCTCAGACGCGGCGATCTGCTCAGCGAGACCGAGCGGCGCGGACGCCGAATGGCCCTGAGCGGGGT